TACCCGATATTCTCATCATTCTCAGGGGATAATCGCCAAAGCAACGCCAATGACAAATGCACTTGCGAGTTCAAATACAGAAAGAAGCTCTGTACCAAAACCAAAGCAAGCTACGATAACGAGCACAATACCTACCAGTTTCACGAAACCCTTCATTTTCAACTCCCTTTACTAAAAAGAAAAAAACACACATATAAACAATTTATATATGCAGGGCATAGATAAAATAGGTGGCAAGGATTGTCAATGGTGACATTTGTTCCCTGCGCTGTATTTCCGCAGGGTTACATTGGGCTCTTTCAATGTAACAAATGTCATCATTTACAAAACGTTGAGTTTTTGACACAAAGGACGAAGTCCTGTGCAAAAATTCATAAGAGGTCTGCAGTCCGGATCAGCATTAAATATAGCGCCCCCAAAAAATCGGATAAGGAATTGCCCCTGCGGCTTTATGCAGGAGCAATTACCCGCATTTTTTGTGGTAGATAGATTTATATGCCCGGATGCTCACATGAGAAAGCCCCATCTTTGGCGCTTTTGCCAGGGGCTTTCTGTGAGCACCCCTATTTTATAATGCCCAGTATATATATATATTACTAGTGAAAGCAGTCCCGATATAAATATCAATATAGCGGAAGAAGGCGAGGCTGATTTTGCCTCACCTTCTGGAGCACAGTGCACAGGCGCTAAAACAACAGGCACTATCGTTGTTTTTAGAATGTGCACATAGGGACGACTTGAACGGCCCGCTATATAGGGACAAAGAAGGGAGCTTGCGACCGCGTCCCTATGTAGCTAATGATGAGAGCCAAACAATTGTGATGTTGCCTCATGAAGTATAGAGTGGCGCAGTGCCCTCCTAGACACAGGCTGTATGTGCCTGTAGGCTAGTAAGGAGCACAAGCTTCATGCCCCCGCGCGGTGTACGAGGCAACATGCAATTGCCATGCTGTATGTGCATGGGAGGGGTCGTAGGGGGTAACCCCTACATTGTATGAGCACACATACAGGCGTAAGCCTGCCACGCGCTCTTGCGTGGGTGAGCGTAGCGAACTGTGTGCGAATGAAGAAGGCACTCCAAACTGGGCGAAGCCCAAGGCTTGGAGTGCGTCCTTGTATTATCTATCACACATGACGTCTGTGTCGTGTGTAGCCAAGGGTTCAAAGGGACAGGATGTCCCTTGGCGAGCGCGAAGCGCGAGCTAAGGTACGTAAGCCTAACTGCGCGAAGCGCAGACAAGGGTTTGTAAAACAGTGAGCGAAGCGAACGTTTAGGTGTTAACGCCAGAAGCATGGCCCTGGGGTGTGCCCGAGCGGGACATACCCCCCCCTCCCCCTCCCCCTCCACTGGGGTAAGCTGCGACTTGTGCGGACACGGAAATATTAATAGGGGGTGTGAGGGGTGGGGCGTTCACTTGTTGAAATGTATATATAAGGCCTATTACCACTTACACAATCAAGGAGGACCCCTTTTGCCTCACCATGGGAAAAGCGCCACCACAGCAAAGTTCAAAAACGGGGAGGGTGAATACTAAAACCAATGCAGTAATTAACCATATATGGCAAATTACTGGTTCGGTATCGAACCACAAGGCAAAAAGCTTGTAAAGTGTGTTTACAAGCAAAAATGCTTGTAAAGTTGACAATATACCCGGGTTTAGTATACAATATATTGGTGATTAGTTGACAATAACGCCAGTAATACACAATATATTGTTGGTTATCTCTCAAATAATGCAATATATTCACGACAAACCAATTTTGTTCCACCCGCGCCAGGCCAGATTCACGAAAAGACATCATACTGCACTCTCGGTTTAGACATATTGTGACTATGGGACAAAATTAAGGTTGAATCGCTGAAAAACACCCCTTGACAAATTGAAACTTTGTGGGTACAATATATCCAGTGTTGTAACTACTACTTTGAAATTCGTCTACTACATAAGATTAGTAACTATATAAGAGAGTTACCACTGCGTGGCGCAAAACAAGTTTGATAAGCTTATCAAGGAGTAATACATGGACTGGAATCAACTATTGCTGGACATAATGCCTCTTTTGCAGCAGCTCTTAGTGATTGTTCTTTCCGCATTGCTGATCTTTGCGACCAAGAAAGCGAATGAATGGATCAAAGCCAATACAGACGAGAGCCAACTGGCTCTTGTGAACATGGTTGCGAAACAAATCGTTCTTTTCCTGGAGCAAGTTGGAGAAGCACGTGGATGGGCAAGCTCAGAGAGTAAGAAAGAATACGCAGTAAACCGACTCATACAGGATCTCGCTGGTATGGGTGTTGCGATTACTATGGAACAAGCCGACCTCGCCATTGAGGCAGCGGTTATGGAATTCACCAACGAAGCAGCTTCAAACCTGCCGGGCTAAAAATTTTTCGACGATTATGATTACCTCCGGTTGGTTGGGTGCGCCACCCCTGCGGCCGGAGGATTCGTGAATACTAAAGGAAGTACATGGCTGGCCCAACCTATACTACAGATTTAACAACATTATCTGAGGCAGACGATTTCGGCAACTGGGACGAAAGTTCCAACGCTGCTTGGGATGATGCTGGCTCAATGGTTGATGAGGAAAACTTCTATATTCAAGAAGAATCCGGTGCAGCCACCTGTGTTTCAGCACAATTCACGAAAGACGGTGTAGGAACAATTATATACGGGCATGGTTCAAGCGTGGCTATCCCCACTCCCGGAGCTGTGTTAATTTGGCATTTCTGGGCATCCCCTCCATCGCTGGCAGTATTAGCAAGCGGCGGGGTTAGAGCAATTGTTGGAAATAGCTTTGGTGATTTCGAAGCCTGGAAAGTATCCGGTTCTAATTTTGAACCCAGTCCAATTGGTGGTTGGTATAATTATGCGGTCGATCCTTCTTTAACTTACGATTACACAATAGGCACTGTTGGATCTCCATTTTCACATTTTGGTATAGCTGTTTCAGCCACAGCACAGGCTAGGGGAAATCCAAACGCTATTGATGTCATTAGATATGGAAGATGTGAAGCCAGGTACGTAGGTGGAGAAGCTGCTGATTATGCTACATTCGCCGGCTTTGCCGGAGAGGATAATGATCCTCTGAATATGTGGGCCCTGCTGCAGAATATTCCAGGTGGATATAAGTGGCAAGGATTAATGACACTCGGTTATGGCGGTGCAGTAGATTTTAGAGATTCCAACAAGAGTATACTCGTAGCCAACACCTTGAACGTAGTCTCTGACTTTAATAAAATCGAGCTTGACAACGTAAGTTCTAATGTCGAATGGACAAATATTTCCATAACTGCACTAGGTACTGTATCCAGAGGTAATTTCGAAATGTTGGTAGATTTACCAACATCAAAGATCGGTTGTGTTTTCACCGATATGGGCACCTTTGCATATGATTCACTCGCAGACATCGTTAATACAACTTATCGTAGAACTGATTTAATATCCGCACTTGGCGGAAGTTTTACTGGTTGTATATTCGAAGAAGTCAGGAATGGCATTTCCGTTTTATGCAGCACAACAAGTAATATTGAAGGATGTACATTTCTTTCAGATGATAGCAATCATGCTATTAAAATTGACACGCCCGGGATATATGATCTCGATGACAATATTTTTACAAATTATGCAGTCACAAACGGCTCTGGCGGAAATGAAGTAATCTTTAACGACAGCGGAGGCGAAGTAACACTCAACGCATCTGGAAATACTGGAGTTCTCTCAGTGAGAAACGGTACCAGCGCAACAACGATACTCAATGAAGATTTGATTACTTTCAAATTAACGGGATTGCCCTCGAATACAGAGGTAACAATAGTAAACGCCTCTACCCGGGCGGAATTATATCATATTGAAAATTCAAGTGGAGACGTGACACATACTTACACAACAGGAGGAGCGGTAGTTGACGTTCTCATACACCACGTAGATTACGATCCACACATTGGACAGCTCTTGGACTACACACTTCCAAGTATTAGCACAACGCTGCCAGTCACTTTAGTTTTAGACAATACTTATATTTAGACAGGAGAAATAGAATGGCAAAAATTGTAGATCCCGATCAACTGAATCAGTCCACGGAGGTAGTTTTCGTACCCGCGTCTGCGACGATCCAGTTGTTAGAAGCGGGAAACTTGGACGATGATGCACCGCGCTCCACTTCTGGAGTAGCATTGCAAGCTGTCTATTCCTTTTGTAAAGAGGAATGGAGAACAGATGCAGGACTATACCTGAACAGGTATCGTTTCCCTATCAAGGCTATTTACGAAGCCAAATACCTCATGGAAAACACCTGGGATTGGGCAGACCCCACATCTCGTGATCTTATCCGTGATGCTGGCTGGCAAGAAGTAAACGGTGACGAATACACTTGCTTCATCTCACTTGGCACCATGGATGATGATGTGATCGATCAAGGCTACTTCACTACCGCAGCAGGCTTCGATCAAACAAAGGTTGATTTTGGTTCGACAGGCCAATTGAATGAAGCTACACTCACGATTGATTTTGGTTCTTATGATTATTCCGGATATCACAAAGCTTTCCTTCGGGAAGAACTAAAAACTTACGACGAATACAACATTCTCGTTGAACAGGGATACGCAGCATTAACCTTTATTGCTTATCGTCTCCCGCTTTCAAACGAAGTTGATACGTCAATGAACCCCACCTACGATGATACTTATATAGAGGGTGCAAATCAGCCGTTTACCTCTATGGAATTGCAGTATTATCCTGGACATACATTTGATGCAGCCACGGCTAAATTTTATACCTTGAACGAAGTTGGACAGGACGATGCCGATCGGTGGTTCAGGTGTTCCGTGGCCGGAACACTGGATGCTGCCGGCGTGATTGATTACACCAATGCAGGTGGAGATGGAACTTTTGTAGCTTACGAAGGTGAGCGTGAAGTTGGCGCTGGCAATTACTACGCTTTCAATCGTGCCATTGTTTGTGATAGTGGCAACAAAGCAGACACAGAAGAATTGTATGCTTTCGCTCAGCACAGAAACCGTCAAGGTACTGATATCAATGACGACACTGAAACATTGAGTTATGGCACAGTTTACGGTGATGTAGCAGTAAGACTTTGCTACTTTGTCGGTACTGATCTCCACACTTGGCCAGGCGTGTGCATTGACAATTACGACCAAAATGTTGAACCTGACATTAAATTACACGACATCACAGTCGACAATCCTCTCGACAGCGAAGATGTACCAACCGTTTCTACCCTTAGAACATATCCATTTGTTTCTTCCGGAAACATGGTCTTCAATGATGCTCTCAAAAATGACAGTGACGGAAAATACTGGATGTATTTCAAAGATGCTAATGGTAGTGCTTTCAATACAGCCGACGCCACAATCGTCAATGATAATAGTGCATCGCCCATTACTGGAGCTATCCCGACTAACAGCATTGCCTTTACATTCGACTATGCTGGTAATGTCCAAGAAGGAAGATCGGGCGGAACTGACGCAATCGTTGTTGTGGTCGCAATGGGTCTGAACGGAGCGGAATGGGTCGAGGGTGAATTTACCATTACCGAGAACGTAGGGCTATCATTCCCAATCAACGCTGGTGTAGAGCGCAACTATTCAACCTAAAATATAGGAGAATGTATGGAAACTATCAATGGAATAGTATATTGGGAGCGTGGAGACTTCACGCTCCTAATCAAGAGTTTGTCTCCAGAAGAGTCGGTCAAAAGACACGATTGTCGCTATGCGCTATTTCGTGCTCAAACTGAATTCAATGGAGGCAACAAAGCCGAACCCAAACATCTCGAGATTATGAGAAAGATCTTGAATTATAAAGGGACCGGTGATATACTGGACTTTGCCAAAACCTGGGATGTTGGACATCCCGAACCAGACTTTGAGATTGTTCAAAGACTCTGGTCTATTCATCAGGAACATAACCAAATGATGAATAGAGTAACAGTGACTATCGCCAAAAGTGATACCGCTGAAACCCTGGCCAAGAAAGAACATGCCGTTATGGAAAAAGAGAAACGGCACGTAAAACGAGAAGCCAAGAAAGCGAAGGAACAGAAAGCAAAAACTCCGAAGAAGAGGAATAAACGTGGCAGTTAAAGTAACGTTCGATAGTGTAAATAAATTAATTATTTGCAAATCGGGTGTGACTACATTGGACGCGAAAGTTGACTTTTTTAGCGACATGAAGGAAGATTGGCAAACAAACGCGCTTTTGAACAAGTTCCGTTTTCCAGTTCGTGCAATCGGTGGTGATGAAACACTATCGGGTGAAACAGCCCCATTGTATGCCTTTATTGATTATGGCTGGAGAATACGGCCAGATGAAGCAGATCATGTTTTGAATATTACCGGTGGTGCCATTCTTATAGAGGGTGATACCGCCGCGGATCCATTTGTTGATACTCTTGGTGATTTTACCGTGAGGGTGAGGATGTATGTGCCGGTAAAGGCCACAATCGTAACGTCCGGGTCCGGTGTTACTGCTCAGGACAAAGTTGATATCGCGGATGCAGTTCATGACGAAGTAATCGAAGGAGCCTTGACATTCAGAGAAATGGCCAGGATCTTCTTGGCCGTATTGGCTGGAAAGTCTTCTGGCGGTGGAACAGTTACCGTTACCTATAGAGATGAAGCCGATACCAAAGACAGAGTGATTGGAACGGTCGATGGAGTTGGAAATAGGTCAGAAGTCACCCTTGACGGGGCATAAATTATGTCTTATAATTGGTTCACTAATAATTACTTTCCCACCTGGTTTGTCAGGAATTGGTTTGCCGGAATTATCGCCTCTGGAGTCCGTTTATACCACATGACTTTCGAATTGGCGAAGAGGACAATAACCTTTGAGTAAGCGCCAGGCAACATTCACAATCAAAGAAAGAAGCACTGAACTTGTGAGTAAAAAACGAAAATTAACTTTTGCAATACTGCAACGAAGTGCAACAACCGCAGTGGCAAAAAGACAAATAGTATTTATCCACGAAGGTGGCGGACAATGAGTTTACCAACTATAGATGAAAAATCTACATCATATTTAACAGTAACCTTGCTCGATAAAGATGAAGCAGCCGCTCAACCATCGTCCGCTACTTATGATGTTTATGATGAAACATCTGACGCCTATATCAAACAAGATATCGCTCTCGTATTTACGCTCGGCGTAACTGAAATCACCCTTGACGCAGACGACGCAGAGATATTGGGCTCCGCCAACTATGAACGAAGAATTGTAACAGTGCATGCATTGTATGCAACAGACGACGAACTTCACGCAGAATACACCTATAGGGTAAAGAACCTCCACTGGACACCAACGCCCTAATTAACCTTACGACCTGTAGACAGGAGTGCAAAATGGGACGAGAACAAAGAAATAGAGCAATACGGCAGCAAATTAATTACAAACCGGGACATCCCGGGAACGAGACAGAATACTCGTTTACCCCACATATACGTAATTTTATTATCAACAAGAAGAAAATTACCCGCAACACAGTGACAAGACGCTGCGGTGGTACTCGTGCGTTATATCAACAAATGAAAAATGTCGACAAAGCGAGGGCTCAATAATGGCATACGATAGTGCACCAGACACGATCAAGCATGCTCACATGGTTCATCAACTAATTGAGATTTTTAACACTCAATTACGCCGGGCAGGCTCCGTTCACGACATGTCGAAATTGTTCGAACCAGAGAAATCTGCTTTCGACGCATGGACACCGCGCTTGAATGAAACTGAGTACGGGTCAACCGATTACCAGGAGGCCCTGGATGGGCTAAAGCCCGCTTTAGACAATCATTACGCCGAGAACTCACATCATCCAGAGCATCACGAAAACGGCATCGCAGGGATGACGCTCGTAGATCTTGTTGAGATGTTTTGTGATTGGAAAGCAGCCTCAATGAGACACGCAGATGGTAACTTTTTAACATCGCTGGCTATTAACGAAACCCGGTTTGACTTACCAGAAGAAGTAATAGAAATTTTTTATAATACTGCCAAAGAATTCGGGTGGGATAAATGATGATTACTGCATTAAAGGTTGCGGCCTTCCTATTTTACTTCAGTTCTGCGCCGGTATTGATAATCGGAATGGCAAATGAAGACACGGCAATAATGTTATCTGCAGTTGTTATGTATGCATTGGGGTGGTTTCTCGCCATGACGGTAGGTAACAAATGAGTAAATTGATATTCGACCATTCACCTTGGGACGATGGAACGGATATTATTACCGTCCGGCCGGACTGGGAAAAGTTATGGAGATGCGCTCCTATTGGTATGTGTTTGAGTAAACGGGATGCAAAAATAATAGCAGAGTGGATACAAGGTGCATATAAAGAAATTGAACAAATCGTCAAGAACGGTTACGAGGAAGAAAATGATTGAAAAATACGAAGAAAAGATAGAAGAGGTCCTCCAGTCACATTCCGGACAAATGCCAGCCGCTGTATGGGCCGTCATGGCTATTGCTCGTGCGATTATCGAGCTGGCTGATGCGGTTCGGTACCGAACCGCTATGGTGCCATTTGTTCAGCCAGTATACCCGGTAAACCCTCCTTACGAGATTATTTGCACTGGGCAGACAGATGAAGAGTGCTCTCCATCTCCAATTTGCCCTTATTGTTCCATGTCACTCGATACCGCAGGCAATTGTACGAATACCCACTGCTACCAGGCGGGTATTGGTAAAGTTTTCGGGACCGATAGTGATTAACCAATTTAGGCCGGCTCCAAAGCCTCTCAAGAAGGGTAAAAAACGCAAAAAATCGCGTATTATCTCAAGTTACGTTACGAAAGAAAGAGATGGTGTTTGTCTCTATGGGTTATCGACAGGCAAGACTTGCAGTGCGGGCCTTGACCCACACCATATAAAACCGAGAGGAAGTGGTGGAGCAGATACGGCAGAAAACCTTATTACACTATGTCGCTTCCATCACGACAGAGCACAACAGAATAGTATTCGGCGCGGCGAACTACGCAAGATATTGGCGCAATACCACAAGTATGAGTATACGCCAGAGGAGCTAGACGAATGAAACATCCTAAAACATTTATAGAAAAGGCGCCACAGGTACGCGCCATCCTTCTCGGTGACGAAAATGTCCAAATCGTTATGCGATGGATTGGGCAGCATTCGGCTACACCCTTATATCAACGCATGAACGATACCTTTATTATTGATTTGCTTGAGGGCGATCTTATTATCGAAATCGGTTGGTGGGTATTACGCCATGCCGATGGAACTTTTTCAGCTTGTACACAGGAGTTTATGGATGAAAACTACGAAGAATACGTGTAACAATACGAGGGAGCAATATAATGGGATTAGTACTCGCTGACCACAATCTTCAAGAAGCATTGGAAAACGTAGGAAAGGGTTGGCATCACGAAATCTATCAACTATACATGCTCCGGCAATTTCATCCGACTGTAAAAGTTGCTCAGGTAAAAGAAAAGTTCGGACAATTGCGTTTTTATGTTGACGGTGGAACAGACGAATGGTATAATGCAATGTATAAGATAATTAATGTCGCAGACACCAAGTGTGAAATATGCGGCCGGCCGGGCAAAACACGGCCAACTGGTTGGATCATGACACTCTGTTGGCGCCATTACGCAAAAATGTTATTATTCAACAAATATGTTCGAAGAAACAAAGTAAAGCAAATGAAGTCTATCCTAAAAAGGAGACTAAATGCAAATCGCACAAATAACCCTTGATGGAAGAGTATTTCTTGACAATGGTGAAGAGCTTGTTGGGCTTCACAGCGTGTCGTCCAGACCCAATATAATGGATGACCAGTTACGCATTACGTTACACCTTGAGTATTCAATGCATGACATCGTGCGCGCTCGTGACACAATGGGCCCAGGAATGCTACCGAGGCTAGAGGGCACTGATATGGGGGCATTTATGCAGAATACTCCACAGGCTGTCCAAACAGACCTTATGCGTGACAGATATGAAGATGCGCTCCGTAGAGTTAGCGTTCTCGAGGCGGATATTGCCAGGCAGGGGAGGCCATTTGCACAGACCGCAAACCTGGGAATAACTGTGGGAACAACGGCGTTGTCGTCCCGGCACGTCACAACAGGACCATGGCAATACTGGGCCGACAGTGCCGGACCCCCTCAATTAGAACCAATCGACAGAAATCGTTTTGCCAACATCGAAGAAACGCTTGATACACTAATTGGTATAAGCGATGATCCAGCACCGGCAATACAAGAAATGGCAGATGCCGGCAGAACAGTAATTATGATAGATGGAGAAAGGCAAGGCTATGAGGCCTAGTGACCAACATATTTTACCACTCGCCTGGCGCAAGTCTGGACAGTTTCATATCGCAACAGAATGGTACTTAAGAGGTTGGACACCCCTTCCTTACCAGTATGCTTTTCACCAATTCTCAGTCCCGAACGTTACATTTATAGCCGGCATCGCTGCCGGCAAGACCATTGGTGTTGCCGGTTCGTATTTCATGGATTGTCTTTCGACTCCTTACTTCAGGGCTTTAAATACTTCCGTCACTGCCAAGCAAGCAAGTCTTGTTTACGACATGATGGAGACCTGGATTGAGGACAATCCAAGGATAGAGCCCCTGATCGATGGTATGAGTCTTCGGCCGTACCCCTCTATTACATTTAAGAATTATTCACATATGGAATTTAGGACAGCCGGAAATGATGCCCGGTTTATCCGTGGATCCGAGTACGACCGCATCAATTTCGACGAAGCCGGCCTCGACATGACTGGAGGCATTTCCAAAGTCCTTAGAGGTCGTCTTCGTGGTACCAGGCCCGACGGAACTACCCGGTTAGCACGTTTTGACGTCACAACTTCCCCAACTGATGCTCCCTGGCTGCGCGAGAGGGCCGAAAGGGGCACTAAAGGCCATGCTGATGCAGATTTAGCCCTTTATCGATTTATGAGGGTGGAAACCTACGATAATACGCATTTGACACCAATGCAAATTCTTGCCATGGAAGCAGATTACCCTCCGGAAATGATTGATGTCGAAATGAAAGGAATGTTCCCAGACTATGGCTATTCCATGTTCGCGTCCGGAAACATACGTGCATGTGTTGACCAAAGTCTCTATGATGCTGCCTATATTGCGCTCAATCCCGAAAGTGATAATAAAAAGGACATCAAGCCCGGATATAACCTCGGTGAAGATCCCAGGCACGGAATTTTCAAAATTGAGCTCCCTAGAATCCCCGGGAATATATACGTACAGGGCGGAGACCCTGGTACTGAGAATTTCCCGAAACGTTCGGCTGGCGTTGTCATGGTTTTCGACGTCACTGACATGCCTCTCAAAAAACTTGTTTATTTCGACTGGGTCTCGGGAAAAGGTTCTTACAATCCTTTTCTTCAAAGTTATAAGTATGCTCTTAAAAAATATGATCCCATACTTAAGGGCATTGATAACACCGGAACCCAAAAAGCTATTGACGAGTTAGCCTTTGAAAATTATGGTATTACGGTCGATGGGCTTAATTTTGGCTCTGAAAAACAATCCATGTTGAATGCATTATCCCTTGATATAGGGAATCATCATCTTCGTTTCCCGCCAATTCAAGGCCTACTAAAGCAACTTGGTACCTATTCGCTGGCGCTTGACAAAAAAATTGCCCAGGACATTGTTATGACGATGGCAGAAATATCACACCTCTCTCGGTATGTTCCAGCAGTCCGCGGGGAAAAAGATCCGCCGGCAAAGAAAAGTAATCACAGAAGCCGTAAAAGAACCAGTAGCAGAAGACGTAGATAAAAGGAGAAAGCTCCATGTTAGTTTACACCATTATTGAAAAAGGCGTTTCCCTAGAAGAAGTTGCAAATGCCTCAAAAGACATGTTTGAAAACGGAATGACACCGATCACTGGTCTTCCAAACAGCCCGTCCGTGACGGAAGCAGTTGCTAGATGCGATGCGGTTGTCGTTCTTGAACACCCAGGTACCGTGCGGGATAGTTTCTATGATTTTGACGGCATATCCGTTTACACATATCCAGACTTGCCCGCACTGTCTTCTACTGAAGTCCGGTATCCTAAACAGGTGCAAGGTTTTATTCAAAAGATTATGGGTATGTATAGGGTACATCTTCGAAAAAACGAAGACTATTCCCCGGCAAATATCATGGGCGCGGGTGAGATTGGCATCGTAACAAGGCTGTGGGACAAGATGGCCCGATTGATGAACTTAACCGGGTTCGATATTCAAGTTCAGTCCAGTTCATTCCGTGAACCGAAAGAGCCCAAGCATGAAAGCATTGAAGACAATGCCATGGACATGGCCGTCTATTCTATTATATTCCAACTCTTCCGAGAGGATAAATGGGCAAAGTAACCGCAGAGGAACTTGCCGAGCAATTTCATGAGATCTACGAAGAAATTGCTCCCGCGCACGGATACAAGACCAGAGACGGAACTGCAGTGCCGTGGGAAGAACTGCCAATGAACAACAAGATGTTAATGATTATGACATGCAGGATAATCCTGCTGAGGGCTGCAGATGGCAAAATACAATTTTAATTGTAAAAAGTGTGGTATACTGGAGATAGAACACCCGATGGTTGAAGATCATCCGGAGGTGTGTCCAAATTGTGGAGGTGATATTACCCGAATATTTAATAACCCGGGTATCATGTTTCGAGGGTCGGGGTTTTACAAGACAGACAAAATTCTTTCCGAGCCAACTCCAGACGAAGTCACCGAAATGAAGTTGGCCGAAAACGCCAGAGATCGATTGAGTAGAGCATGATAATTTCCACACATACCGGCAAAATTATTCATCACAACAATTGCACGCATTGTGTTTTTAGAAACAACAAGAATATTGGAACCAAAAGCAAGAAAAGGATACAAGAAAGATGTATATTACATAATCGTATACTCACACCACCTAATTCGGACCAAAAACGCACTTGTGACGACTACACACAGGTAAATTGTCAATGTGAAGCGTGTTTAGACAAGTATAAGCGTTTCGATACCGAAACACTACTTGACAAAAAGGATAAAGCATGGTAACATTTAGTTGTACACCACAGGAAGTGGACATCATTGAAGACATCGAAGAAGTAGGCTACGGTGAATTATTCGATGTAGTGAAACCGGATGACATACACAAGGGTGTAACAATCGAAGTCACAAAACACGAGGCATTTCAATTACTACTCAAAGAACTTCGAAATCAGGAAGCATTCAATAAAGTCATTATTCATGGAAGCCTACCGGCGTATGGCACCTTCGAGGGTCATACCGAGGGTGGGCGTTTGTGCGTAAAGAAGTTCAAGTTTAGCTAACGGAACCCTATGATAGATTTCCCTATATGGGCTGATTTGGGGATGGATACCACCTCCAAGGAACATAAAGACGGTTGGGAAGGCGAGCTCGGTAGAGCACAGAAATATTGGTATTACTTTACCGGACACATCTTCAAAGAAACTGTCGACGAATATGAACTTGGCGCTGATATTCCCCTAATGTATCCGGTTGGTCTGAATTTGACACGTATGTTATGTATGGCGCATGCCGACAGCACATACGGCGAATGGGAAGGGATTCCCGTCACGTTCGATCCAGTCTCTGAAAATGTTCCACAAGATGGTGACGAAGAAGCGTCCAAGTTAATGAGCAAAGTTCTTCGACACAGCCAGGCAGCTTCGCTGCTCTGGAAAGTAGAACTCGAGCGGCAAATCTTTGGTGGTTCAGTGATCAAGATTTCTCCGAGTTTAGACAAGAAAGGCATAGTAAGATGGCAACATATCCCGAAGGGAAGTTTTTTCCCGATCTGGGATCCAGCAAACCCAAACAATTTGCTGCAGGTTGAAATTGTTACTATTCTTAGTTTAGAACAAGCGAAACTAAAGTACAATTTTGTTCCGAAAGACATCACGCAAAATGTGACTCGTGTTGAAAAGTGGGATAAATCCACTTTCGAAATTCGCATGAATGACGATGTTGTTCGGTCTGGAACAAATCCCTGGGGTCGCGTTCCATTCGTTTATATCCCACGTTTCCGTGTCAATGATTGGTGGGGAGAAGCGCTGACTGAAATCATCATGCCTTTGCAAGATGAAATGAACATGCGCATCGGCGATATTGGCGAAGCGATCAATTATAATACACATCCCGTTCGCTGGGGTCTGAATTTGGCCAAGAACTTTACCCAGCAGAATTTCCCTCTCGGCTCGAATGCTATGTGGGACTTGGGACGCGCTCTTGGTTCCAGCCCGGCACCTTCTGTTGGTGCGCTCGAGCTTAAGAACCCGATACCCGAGGGAACGTTCAAATATGTCAACTTCTTGTACGACTGGGCACGTACTGCTTCGTTCGCACCTCCTATTGCATTTGGCGAGGACGATGGTGGCGGACAACGCTCGGGCGCCACTCTAGAAATTAGAATGTGGCCGTTGATAAAGGCAACTACGCGCTCGCGCGCGTTCCTGCACGATGGCTTGACGGAAGCAATGAAGATTACTGCTTTGATTTACAAGCAAAAAGGTTTTCCGGGCGTAGACGAAAAAGCTATCGAGGCAATCTTAGAAGACAGGATTGATATTGGTTTCGGCAATATGTTACCGAGAGACCAGAAGTCGTCTGTCGACGAAGTAGTAAAGTTATTGTCCACATCACCACCTTCTATTTCTCTGGAAACCGCAGTGGATATACTTGGTAGAGGTCCTGGTGAGTACGCTAGAATATTAGCTATGATAAAACATCCGGAATTGAAAGAGTTCTTCGAAGAGAAAGAAGCGGAAACTCCAATCGGATCAGAAGAAGACACGGAAAAGAAAAATAAAGATGAGGTAGCCAAAGCCAAAACTGGCAAGGAGCCAAAATGACCAAGATAGTCTTCCCTACTGACGAGCATCATCCGTATGCGGACATGCGAGCCATTGAGTTAGCACAAAAGATTACAGAAGTGTTCAATCCTGATATTCGGATAGCAGGTAGTGACGGGATAGATTTTTACTCAATTTCGTCATTTAACAAAGATCCAAACCATTTCAAATATGGTGGATTACAACGAGAAATAAGCGAGTGGCAAGCAACACAAAGAGATTGGATGAGCGCCACTCCCAACGCAGATGTGTATTTCCTAATTGGAAATCACGAGGACAGGCTCAAGAGGTATCTCTGGAAGAACCCTGAGCTCTATGGCCTGGAAGCGCTGGAATTAGAGAACCTACTTGATTTTGACGGCCTGGGAATTATTATGGCGTCAAAAGGAGGCCTCGAGATGGTCTTCCACGACAAGCTGGTAATAAAGCATGGGAATCTCGTAAGAAAATGGTCCGGATATACTGCCCGGGGCGAATTGGAAAAAGAGAGTTACGGAATATCCACTCTGAGTGGCCATACTCACAGGGGAGCACAGATTTTCCGGAAAACAAGACATGGCACGGTTACCGGAGTAGAAGGCTTTTGTTTATGTGACATCGAGCCAACTTACATCAATAACCCAGATTGGCAACAAGGAATTACCTTGGCTACAGTGACTAACGATGCGGTTCAGTTTGAACTGGTACCCTTTTACAATAAGGGAAATCGTAAAGCAGCCATATGGCGCGGTACTGAATATACCGCATAACTAACAAAATGATTTTACGTAGCAGAGCAGAAACTAGAGGTGCACCGTTTCCCTCTGCGACAGTAAGATTTAAACAATTTTCAGCCTATAACAAGGAGTAACACATATGGCAGTTTACCTCACTGCTGCGAAAAAGGCAGAAATCGTTAAGAACTATAACTTTGCTCTTCACACGAGCTCGTTACAGAACTTCTTAGATGAGATTGCTGCCGCCGTGGCACAAGCTGGTATTGTCGAGATTAACGAAACAATCGCCTTTGGTGATTTCACTGATAATCTTGATGCAACTGGCACCTATGAAATGCTAGAGGATATTCCCGCTGGCGCGCTGGTTTTAGGGGCAACTCTAACCGCCGTCACTGGATTCACTGGCGACACATCTGCAGCCATCACCGTTGGTGATGGAACAGACGTGGACCGGTACAATACCGGCACAATCGATGTTTTCACAACTGCAGCGGCTCTCGATCTGGGCGCAATGTCCGGAGCGGCAGTTCACATAGTTGACAAAACACCCACTATCATATTGACAAGCGCCGCAGCTTTTGCAGATGTCGACGCAGGATCCATGGATGTAAGTCTTTTTTACGTCATCGCTGACTAAGTAGTTTCATGGTTCGGCACCGAACCACCAAATCAAATCGCTATATAGCGAAAGGAAACAAAGACAAAATGACCACTAAACCAGTCCCTGTAGAGCCTATTGTGGCAATTCCAGAGGCGCCATCAGCAGCACCGATTACACCCCCAGTAGCATCCGCTGCCCAAGCACCAAAAGAACCCGCAGTACCTCCTCAGCAGAATGTGCCCGAAGGTTATGTTACACAAGAGCGTTATACAGGTGCAATTCAAAAGATTGAAACGCTGGCTCTTTCTCAGAAAGACCTGCAGCAACAAATTGCTGATAAGTCCTCCTCACTGGAGCAACTGAACAGCCAATTAGCAGAAGCTGACGCGTTACGTAATACTTCTCTGGGCGAGAAGGATACGGAAATCACCGGATTGCAAGGGCAAATCACAGATCTTACAGCATCAAATGCTGCCCTCAAATCGCTAGAAGTCAAGATTAACACCTTGAAAGAGGTAGGACGTCCTGACTTACTCCCAATATTGGAGCATCTGCCTGATACAACCGATCCTGAGAAACTGAAAGAAGCCTTGAATGCCATGGCCGGCACAGTCGACTCGGCCGTCAAAGCAAGGTCAGAACAGTTACTCTCCGGGGTCGTTGATACGCCATCTATCTCTGCGTCGTCAGCACCTGATACGCCAGAGGGATGGGTAAAACATATTGAAAGCTTACCTCTGGGCACCCCAGAACGTGACAAAGCGTTTGATGATTACGGCGCTTTCCTCCACAACTCGGGAGCTCTGTAAGCACTAACCAACGGAGATAAATTATGACTTCCCTTATCACCGGCGCGCATCTAGCTCAGGGAGCAAATCCCCAGTGGCAACGGTCTTATTACGAGATGCTTTTGCTGGAAACCCTGCGGACAAAATCTATTTTGGTGCCTTTCACGGCATACAAAGAGGATTTTAATGCCCGCTCAACCGGTACAATTGTTTACACAGAAGTGTTCGATACTGAACCCGACTGGTCAACATTGGCCGAAACCGACATTTGGCTGCGTGGTGCACATCTTGACACGCAAACAATCTCTGTGGACCTCGAAATCCACGGTGACGTTCTGAAATATTCCGACTATTCCGAAGTTGTGCAGTATGTCAACAGCGGCAATATGGGCGGACTTGTCAAGAACAAAATCGGTCTAAACCAAAAAGAATACCTGGACATTCTTGCTCGGAACGCATTTTTAACACATCCGAACAAAATCTTCGCAGACAGCAAAGCCAGCCGTGCAACACTCGCTGCTGACAGCTTGTTTGAGCCTTCCCTGGCTCGCCTCGCTCGCCTGCACTTAGAAGAGAATGAAGTTCCCGGAGTTGCAAATCCTTACGACGGTGGAGCAGCGATTGTCTGCGTTACCACACCTCGCGTGATTTACGACATCCAGGAAGCAGCAGGTTCTGAGTGGAAAGACGCTCAACTGTACGAACAAACCGGTCGTTTATTCACAGGCGAAGTCGGAATGTGGGGCGGAGTTCGTTGCGTTAAATCCATGCGTATGCGTCTGCGTAATGCAGGTACAGTGGAAGTCGAAACTACACTCGCACAAGATGTTGCACCCGGAGACGGCGCATCCTCAACTGTAGATACTGTATACAGTCCAGGACAAGCTGGTTCTGACCGCCTCATCGCAGTAACATCTGCCGCTGGCTTCGCAGTTGGTGACTATGTCACTTTTTCTGCTGCAGCCAAAGGCGGAGGCGTTGGTGTACCGGAAAGTGACGGCACACAGGAAACACGTCGGATTACGGCTATTGCCACAAACGATATTTCCTTCAACAAACCATTCATGAAATCTCACTCGACTAGTGACTACATGACCAAAGGTATCGATGTACATGCTTCGGCAATCATCGGTGGCCCTGGCGTTGCATTCGCAGTAGGTGAACGGCCAAACGTATTTGCTCCTCCGAAATACGATGACCTCATGATGATCAACCGCATCGGCTGGAGAGGTTTCCTGAAGATGCAGCTTTGGCGCCCAGAGTTCTTCGAAGTTGTGGAGAGCGCTGGCTCAACAGACTAATTGACTCCCGGGGTGAAAGCCCCGGGCTTTAGTCTTAAAGGAAAATATGGCGACTACTTGGGCTGAGTTACTTATTGATGTACGGGCTGAATTATCGGACGAGACCGCTGGCACTTATGAATGGTCAGACGCTCTCTTTTATATATGGCTGAGAGATGCCGTAGCCGATTATTCTCTGTACAATCCCGTTCTCAAAACAGCTACTCTATCGGTTATAGCGGCTGCCTCCTACGCTTTTCCGGACGATTACGTTGTTGAAGAATATGTCGAGGCTCCGGCCGGAACATATTTGAGAAAAAGATTTCTTAGCCCCGGTCGTCGTTTTACCAGAACTACCGGTTCTCCAATTTATTATTGGACAGTCGGTGCCGTAATGTATCTAAACAGCGAAACTACTGAAGATGTGATTTTGACTTATCATGCTACGCATGAACATCCAGACGCTGTTGGTGATGATACTTTTGAATTTACCTTCCCGCAAAGAGATGAGGAGCTTATCCGCTTGTATATGAGGGCTAAAGCTCACGAGAAAATGCGTTCAGGCCAGGCAAGCTTAGACAGGTTCGCTCTCGGCTCAGGATCGCGGGATGACAACCCACTAGAACCCGAGTATGATAATCTCATGGAAGATTATGAGAGGAAAATATACGACCGTTATGGTGGAGGGATTATTACGCTTTATCGAGCATAAACTATGGCATCTATACATGACGTGACGCTCGATTACATCGAAGATGAACTAAGGGCAGCGCTTATCACCGAAGTTGATGATGATGATATTGCTCTGGTCGGCCACATGCAGCAAGGTCCTTCACAGGGTAGCCCAGCTCCAGACGCCGCACGCATAAGTGTAACAATACACGAGAATGACCCGGACGCTTTTTTCGACAATCCGGCGTCGGCCATCAAAAATGTATGGCCCGACGAAATCGCATTTGTTGAGACATCCCAAGTAATTACTTGGAAAAGACGCTTTACAATTAAGGCAAGATGTCTATTAGTGCGAACCAAAGAAACTAAAGACGTCGCGAGAGAAATTGCATCTACATTGCGCACTCGCCTCGAGGACACATTGCTGAGTATGGATTACACAGACGTAGAGGCTACTAATGGAGAGTATGTTTCCAGAAAAGCCGTAGCAAAATCCATGAAATCAGAAATGATTCAAGCAGGCGGCCCGCCCAATAGTTTCGATTATCACATCAAAGTAAGATTTGATGTTCTAACAACAACGAGGAGTTTTGTATAATGGTTCTTTCCGCTGATAGTTCAGTATTTGGAGTAGCGCAGCAAACAGGCAAGGGTACGCCTAATGTTACTGACGCTGATTTCAAATACATACTTTTCACAGAAGGAGTTCCTACACCTCAGAACATCACTCGCGCTCTTGACCGAGAAGTGGGTGCTGGCGCACTGCCGCAGGGCAGCGTTAAAGTAGGCGTTCTTTCTGGCGCGCAAATGCAGTTTATCCCACGTCCTCAAACGCTGGGCGAATTGTTATATGCGCAATTAGGTGCTGTGTCTACCGAAGACAATACCACCTATTTTACTCACACATTTACCTTGCCAACCGACCAATTTTCTCAGCCTGGTGCTGATTTCATGCGTGGCGCATTCGCTTTCCAAGGCGGATTGCCACAAAAGGTTGCCTCTATGGCAGCTTGGGCCCCTCAGACTTATATTGACGAGGGTCCTCAATTCTTGTCACCGGTTTCCAGTATCGAAGTGCCAACAAGTACCTCTATCAAGGTATTAGAGGGCGCTATCACAATGGGCTCTGCCGTTCCTCTGGATGAGCAGTGGATTGTCGGAAGTTATTATCCCGATGACACCCCAACCGTGAATCGTGCTATTGGCCTCACTATGACTGTCTTGATTGAGGATAATACACTTTATCAAAAACTTATGTACGACCCAACTGGTGGGGCAGACTGGACAGCAGACATCTTCAGAGAAGCGGATATTGCTCTTTCGTTTGTATCCGATCAAGAAGTTGACACTGGAGTTCCATACAGCTTATTGTTTGAAGCTAATGGCCAAAATGCCGCAAGCGGAGATAGTAATATCCAGTGGTCAGTACAACCAGTGGCAATTCAGGCTGGTCGACAGATGAAAATGATCATCTCAGGCATTTTCACCGCAAGTCCGACCGTAGACGAACCAATCACTGTAACACTCGTAAATGGCGAAGCATCTTACTAAATAGAGCTTTAGGAGGCAGTAATGAGTAATTTTGGAAAATACGCAGTATTAGACAATGTAAAATATCACCTTGAACGTGAGCCGGATATGTGGTGGGTATTCAAACCACCGACCGCTCGTGAAGAAATTGCGATTAACCGGTTCACGCAAGGTGGATCCATCAAACAATCTGCAGCGGGCATCGAGCGCAACATTGTTACCAATGCAGAAATTGCTCTTGAAGAGCTTGCACTAACTGTGCAATCCTCAAATCTCAAGGGTAAAGACGGCAAGAATATTATCAACACCAAAACAATGAGCGTTGATACTATCCGAGAAGTTGTCCGATCATTCCCAAAAGAACTTTTCTGGGAACTCTGGGATGCTCTTGGTGCAACTTGCCCTGGCTGGGGCGCTGTTCCGAAAATTACAGACGACGATGATGATGAGTCTGAAGATAGCCCGAAAGACAGCCCAAAAGAGAAGCCCTCAAAAGAGGGCTAGAACTACTTGAGCGCACAGTAAAAGAAGCCGTTGGATACGGAACTAAGGACAAAGTGTTACAAAGCCTTGTGGAATTGACAATGATAGAAATAACACAAGGAAGGCCATTATTTCCAAATCCAATGGATGAACCAGTCTTTTATAGACGCGCATTCCGCGAATGGGTTTCCGAAGCAATAAAAGAAAAACAGACGGAAGGCGGAGTGTACGACAAGATTATGAACGATGCGCAGACAGGAAAAATCACGAAGCGATAGCTTCTTTAGACGGGTGGTTCGGCATCGAACCAGTGAGCTTCACAAAACACAATACAATTTACGATTACACAAATACACTCTTTGCCGAGGGTGTATTTGTCATTTCTGAGGATAATTAATGAGCTACGACGACGAAGATAATTGGTACGACAAGGCATTCCTTGAGGACGATGACGATCCAACTGGCGTTCCTTTTACAACAGACCATAATTTCAGTAGTTCGCGAGCTAGCATAGCTCCTTCGAATGTCTTTAATCAACAAAGCGTTCCTTTTAGACAGGACCGCACTTATACTCATTCGCGAGTTAGTAGCGCTCCTTCAAATGTCTTTAATTCACCTGGTTCGTATAACGCTTTTGGCTCATATGGTCAGCAGCCCGTAGACGATGGTTTCAACAGTACCACTCCTTCGACTCTCGATAATACCCACGTTACTCCAGCGGTGAGGGCATGGCTGGATCAGACTCGAAAAGAATACAATTCTGCTAACGAAATCAATGATCGTATATTCGAAGCAGCCATTCGTCAATCCAGGCCAGCACAAACTGCAAATAGACTTGCAGCCGCTGCCGGAACTGAATTGCTCGATCCGTTAGTTGGCTTTAGAGGAACCTATAATGCAATGCAGGCTTCGTCAATAAGCCTGGAAAGTATTCTCGGAACGGAAAATATGTACAGAGGCAAAGGGTCTCTGGATGAATGGGGCAGAGAACAAACTGGTCATAGGTTCACTGGTAAAGGTAATGAATTGCGTCTTATCGATGCCTCCAGTGGAGAAGTAAAGCTAGATAAAGATCAAGTAAGAATGGCCCATGAGGCCACTCGCCAGGTTACAGATCAAGTAGTAGGTCAATCTATTTCTCCTGACGGACAAAATCTTGTCGGCACTATTCATAAAAATATCAATACAGCAATCGGAAAGTACGTTGATAAGTTAATGCAATCAACGCAGAATGATATAGCTCCGGAAGATGCCGCAATATTCGAAAAAACCATGAAAACCATGTATAACCGGATGGTTTCAAAGGTTACTGACCAATTGGCTGGTCAAGATGGTTTCGCCTCGTCTCATGTGAGAGGTCAGGCGTTCAACAGTGCGGTAGATCTCAACGTACATAACGAAGCTACGGCTAAAGAAGTACTTTCGAGAATGCCAGTAGGTGCTCAGCAAGCTGTAGATAAAGTTGGATTTACTGCTGCTTACAATAGTCCGACAGCACAATTTTTCTCTGGCGGTTCAGGCGAGCAGGGCGTTACTCTTGGTGGGTGGCGTCGCGGTGGTAGTAGTGGTGGAATGAACACAGGTGGCGGCGGCAGGGGTGGAATGGGCGGTCTCATGCATTCCGCATATATCGCTAAAAGAATGTGGAGTTATACTGGTGAGCCGGTTATGGCTGGCGCAGCAGAACATGTTAAGTCACAAGGTGAATATGCAGCATTATTCAGAACCGTAACTGGCCAAGATCCAATTACTTCAGATTATGGCGCTCAACTGCGCGCCGATGAAGTTTCTGGCGCACAAAATGAAGCAGCTTTTCAAAACATAGGCGCTCTCGGAGATGCGGCTTGGGTAGCAAACCAAGGTCCTAATGCGGATGCAAATCAGCGCTTGATTCAAGGTGGTAAATTAGCCGCGGGCGTTGGATTTATGGGAACCATAGCTGGTGGTGCATTGACATCATTGGCAGCTCCCGGCATTGCTGCAGCAGCCTCTGCTGGGGTAGCAGTAGGTGGAGGCACGGCTCTTCTGGCTGGTGCTGGAACGGTTTTAAGTGCTGCTGCACTTCCAGTTGCTGGAGCATTAGCTGCTGGTTTTCTTGGAAACGAAGCATACAACTTGGCAACTGGCTCAGACACTGGTCTCGGTCAGAAATTCATGGGTGGGCTTTACGAGAATGCTGGACAGCGGGGTCAAATTGGTGCCCTTCGCGCGAAGGGTTACATGGGCCTTGCTACTTCTTTCAATTTAGAAGATCTAGTCAAGGCGTATGACGTCACAGACGAAGAAACCCAGGCGCAAATGACTCCTGGTATGGCAGCGATGTACGGACAGTCTCAACGGCAAGATGATTTCTCGCCATATGAGAAAACGATTAAAGATGCCGCTACATTAACCGGTGGAGACAAGAAGGCCTCTATTGCCCAAGCCAGGGGCCTAGATGTAATGTTTGGCGGGGATTCCGCAAAAATGTTGGATGCAGTTGGTTTGCTGTCCAGCATTGATGCTCCTCTCCAGGATAGTATCGCAAAAACTATTGGCTTGGCAGCACAGGGTGGTATCTTGCCTGGCGACACTAAGGCAATGGATAATTTGATAGACCAGTATGCCGGTACCGATGACGCTGGTCGTTCCGCGCTAACAGAAGAATATGGCGAATACGCTGCCATGGGTGGCATGCTTGGTCAATACACTGGTTCTGCTCGCAGTGGCTCTTCCCTAGCCAGGGAAGAAGGCTTGACTGCGATTACCGCTGGAACAACTCAGTCCTATATGGCCGCAGCAACACGCTACGGCTCGAACATGGACGATGTTGTAGGATACGACTAAGAAGGAAGGCCTCTTACGCTCGGGCGCGATCTTGCTATGCGCGGAGCTGGCACAACACAACGTCAAGCATCAATTGATATTGGTGTCGCCGCTCCATTCCAGGCTGCCGGTATGACGGCTGGTACTGCATTTGCACAAGCTGGAAGTCTTGGATTTGAAACTCCTAGCCAAGTCGGCACATTTAATCAATGGTCTCAAACTAATGAAGCATTCCAGGGACAAGCCAGTATTGCAAGAACGTCCCAATTA